CTATTTCGTGCCGACGGGCTCGACGCTGGAGACGCGCATCACGACGAACAGCACGTCGAGCGGCGCAGCCACGACGGGCACCTGGTCGGGCACCGACGCCCTCGGCGGCGAGATCACGCTGAAGAACGGCGCGACGCAGGACAGCTTCGCGAACGCCCTCGCGGCGATCAACCCCACGCGATACGACCGGATCGCGTGTGCGTGCATCGAGGCCACGAACGCTGACCTCGTAGTGGCCGAGCTCAACACGCAAGCCGGGCCGACGGTGCAGCTCCTCGAGCAAGCGATCATGGCGACGAGCGCGACCTATGCGAACGCCGTGACCCTCGCCACGGGCCGCAACGCCTCGCGGATGCAGGTCGCATGGCACCACGCGAGCGTGCTCCCGCCGCCCGACGTCGCCGCACAGGTCGCCGCTGCGCGCCTCGCGGGCGACGCCTACGCGGGCGGATCGCTCGTGGGCGAAGCGAGCGACCCCGCCGCCAACCTCGACGGCGTGAACCTCGCGACGGTGCCCATGCAGCGCCTCCCCGCCGACCGCCCGACGGGCACCGAGATCGAGAACGCGCTCAACAACGGCCTCGCGGTGATCGGCACGAGCGCGCTGCGCCCCGGCTACGGCGCCCTCGTGCGCTCCGTGACCTCGCGCTCCACCGCGGCGGGCGTACCCAACTACGCGGTCATCGACACGGCCTACGTGACCGTGTGCGACTACGCCGCCGATGACCTGCGCGCATACCTCGCGACGGAACTCGCGGGTGCGAAGCTCGGCGCCGACGACGCGAGCGGCAACCCTGTGACGCGCGCGCCGAACGTCACCACGCCCTCGGCGATTCGCTCGCTCATCTTCGGGCGTCTCAAGACCTACGAGGCCGACGCGATCCTGCGAGACGTGAGCCTCAACGACGCGCTGCTCGTGGTCGAGGCCGACGGCACCACGCCGGGCCGCGTCAACTGCGAGATCCCCTGCGAGCCCATCACCGCGCTGCACCAGGTCGCGGGCAACGTCCGTCAACTCGCGAGCCTCTAGGAGCCCCGAACCATGGCACGCTACTCCGCTCCCGGCGCCGTCTTCTACCGCGGCCGCCCCGTCCTCGAATCCACGTCCATCACCATGGACCTCGACAGCGGCAACAAAGACGTCGTCACCATTCTCAAGGGCCGCGCGGGTCACACCGCCGGGCCGCTCATGGCGACGATCGCCGTGGACAACGCGCTCCCCTCGACCGGCCCCGAGGTCGACTGGATCGGCCTCTGCGCCGCGCAAGATGAGGTCGCGCTCGTCTTCAAGATCGCCGGCGACTCGTACGCCTTCAAGGGTGACGTGCGCACCGCGAAGATCGACACCAAGGCCGAAGGCACGCCCAACAGCGTGAGCTTCAGCTACCACGCTACCTACGTCGGCACCGCGTGACCGATCACCTCAAAGGCTCGAAGCTCTCGCGCCTCATGGCGGGGCGCGAGCGCCCGACGCGCCGATTCACCGTCGAGGTCGTGCGCGAGAGCGGCCCCGAGTCGCTTGCCCTGGCCGTGCGCACGCTCTCCGCTCACGAGCAAGAGCAGGCGCACGCCGAGGCCATCAAGTGGCTCGTGGGCACCGGCGGGTGGCAGCGCGAAGACCTCATCGGCGACGCGGGCGACGCGGTGCTGAACCTCGAGGTCATGGTGCAGATCCTCGCGCGCGCCCTCGTCGACCCCGACCGCACCGATGCACCCTTCGCGGCCGACGCTGCGGAGCTGCGCCGATGCTTCGACGTCGACGAGGTGCGCGCGTGCTTCGACGAGTACACCGCGCACGCGCTGGAGCGGTCGCCGTTCCGGCATCTCAAGACGCTCGCAGAGGTGCGCGAGGTAGCTGATGCGCTGGGAAAAGGGCTGACGCAGCCGACCAGCTTGCAGCGCTTCGACACCACTACGCTCCGGCTCATCATCACCTCACTGGTCGACCGGGCGGCGAGATGGACGACGCCGAACTCCTCGGCCACTACGCCGCCGATCGACTCGCCCACCGACTCCTCGCCGACCTCGACGGCGACGACGCCCCGAGCGATGACGCTCGACGACTCCGAGACGCCCTGACCCGCTGAACCATGCCCCGCGCTGTACTCCAAATCGACGCCGACACGAGCGGCCTCCTCGCAGCCTTCGCCGCCGTCCGTGGCGCCGCGAAGGCCGCCGAGGCCGACGTGAAAGCGTCGATGGGCAACGCTGTCCGCGCGTCGACGGCGGGCTACCAGCGCACAGGCCGCGTGGCGCGTGACGAGGCTGCACGTACCGCGCGCGCCGAGGAGCAAGGCGCGCAGCGCTCGCTCGCGGCCTTCGTGCGCAGCGAAGACCAGAAGCGCCGCGCGCTCGCCATGACCGCGGCATCGCGACGCCGCGCCGAGACCGACGCGACGAAGTTCGCGCAGGACGAGGCGCGCAAGCGCGGGCTTACAGGCGAGCAGGAGGCGCGCGTGCGTCAAGGCGCGCTCGAGCGCTTCACGCGGCAATACGAGAGCGCCGAGAAGCGGCAGACGGCCATCGCGCAGCGCGAGGCGTCCGCGCGGTCGCGACAGGGCAGTCAGATCGGCACGGGGCTCCGCCGCGGGCTCAACGTCGGTCGCGATGCCGCGTTCAACGTCGCCCGCGAGGCGCACTCACAGATTCAAGACGCGCGGCAGCGTCGCGCCGCGAGCGAGCACACGCTCAACGCGGCGTTCTTTCAGGCGGGCATCGGCGGCAACGAAGCGACTGCGATGCGCTCGCGGCTCCAGCGCGAGATCGCCACGGGCGGGCTGCGCGGGCTGTCGATGGAAGACGTGTCCGGTGCGCTCATGGGTGCGCAGACGCAGTTCTCGGTGCTCACGGGCGCGAGCCCCGCCGAACGCGCTCAGCGCCTCGACGAGCAGGTCTCGCGGATGCGCTTCGCGCGTGCGACCTTCCAAGACCCCGCCGAGGTGCTCCGCGTGTCGGGGATGCTCTCGCAGCAGGGCATCCGTGGCGGCGACCAGATGAGCGTGTTGCAGTCGCTCACGGGCATGGCGCAGGCGGGCTCCATCGAACTATCGACGCTCACGGGGCAGGCCCTCGGGCCGCTCATGCAGAACCTCGCGCGCGTCACGAACCAGAATCAGACGCCAGAGCAGCGCGCCGCCGCTGTGCGCCGCGCGACCGCGGAGACGATGGCCGTTGGCGAGATCGGCGCCGCCGCAGGTCTCACGCCGCGCGACTCGCTCAACGCGCTCGCGAAGATGCGCACGTCGGTCGAAAACCCGATGGTCGCGGAGCGCCTCCGCACGCGCCTCCGCAACGCGGGCCGTGGCGACCTCGCCGAGCAGCTTGTGCAGGGCAACTCGCAGCAGGGCTACACGCTCCGCAACAGCGACCCGATCGCGCTCATGTCGTCGCTCGTCACGGGCATGGGCGGCGACACGAACGCCGTCACGAACCTCCTGAGCGCAGGCGGCTCGCGCGGCGCGATGGTGCTCGACTCGCAACAGCGGCGGCTCATCTCCGCGATGGCCTCGCAGACCTCGGGCGGGCAGACGATCGCGCAGCGTGTCTCGGCGATGACCGCGACGGGCAGCAACTTCGGCATGGGCGACGTGGGTCGCGGCGCCGCGATGGTCGACGCCGAGCAGCAGACCGCGCTCCGCGCCGCAGAGGCCACGCGCGACAACGCGCTGACCGACAACACGAGCGCCATCGTCAATCTCTCTCGCGCTATTGCTGACTGGAGCACAGAAAACCCGATCGGGTCTTCCGTCGTGCAGACCCTCGGAGGTCTCGCGGGCGGCGTGCTCGGCGGCGCTTCTTTCACGGGTATTGGCACATGGCTCGCGGGCGTCGCGGGCTCCGTCGCTGGCGTCGCAGAGGGCGCCACCGCAGCGCTTGCGACAGCGGGCACGGTGGGCGCGACCCTCGCTGGCACCGTTGGCGCCGCTGGCGCGAGCACTGTCGGAGCGGTCGTTGGAGCGGGCGCTGCCCTCGGCGCAGGCGCGGGCACGCTCATCAACCGAGGCGTCTACGACGACGCTACGGCGCGCGACACGGCGGGACGCACGACGGGCGAAGCGGGCGGGCAAGCGGCCTACACCAACGTCTTCAGCGGTGACTTCTTTCGCGGGTTCACCACGAGCGTCTCGCAGGCCGTTCGCGACGGGCTCAGCAACGCCACCGTCACCGCGACCGTCGCGCCCGTCGACGCCGCACACGCATCCTCGCAGGCTCCCGCCGCAGGCGCTCCCTCGCGATGACCGACTACCTCAAAGACCTCGCGGAGTTCTCGTACGAGGGCATCCGTTTCCCCGCGCAAGCCGCGGAGACGATGGGTGGCAACGACTTCGTGAAGCACGTCGCGTATCGCCGTCGCGGCGCCGACGTGGAGTACACGGGGCAGCGCGCGTACAGCGGGTCTTTCACCATCCCGCTCGTGAACTCGCCGCAGCTCGTGGCGCGCTACGGAGACCTCGCCTCTGACGTGCGCTACGACCTGCTGAACGCCTTCGAGACGACGCCCATCGGGAGCCTCCAGCACCCCACCTACGGGCTGCTCACGGCGGCGATCGAGGAGTGGTCGGAGCCCATCGACGCAGGCGTCCGCAATGGCTTTGTCTGGACCGTGAAGTGGTCGGAGCACAACGCCACCGCGGGGCTGCTCCTCGGCCCTGATGGCGCGCTCCCCACGGACACCGACGCGACCGTTGAGACGCGCGCGGAGACCGCCGACGCCCTCGGCGCGAGCGTCGCAGGCTACCGCCCCACGGCGCCCACGATGCGCTCGCAGATGACGTTCCTCGCGTCCGCGCCGCGGAGCTACACGCAGGTCAACGACGCGTTCCGGCAGATGGCCGACGTGGTGGCGTTTGACCTCGCGCTCCCCGGCATGGTCGGCCCCTCCTCGAACGCCGCGACGCGCGCGCTCCTCGACCTCCGCAGCGCGATCGACGACCTGCGCGGGCGCTACGTCGTCGGCGACGGGCGGCGGCGCTTCTACACTGTGCCGTCGGGCATGGCGCTGTGGGAAGTCTCGCTCGCGGTCTACGGCACCGCCGCGCGCGTGCGTGACCTGCTCGGCGCGAACACGATCACCGACCCGCTCGCGGTGCCCGCCGGCACCGTCGTTGTGGTGCTCCCGTGACGGTCGCGAACGACCCGCGCGAGCACACCGTCGACCTCGTGCTCGCGGCCTCGGGCCTCGCGCCGGATGTGTGGGACGAGTACGCGATCACGATCGACATGCTCCAGGCGGGAAACGCCTTCACCTTCGGGCTGTGGTCGTCGGAGACGAACGGCACCACATGGGCCGCGCTCCGTCGAGGCGTGAAGGCGCTCGACTCCGTCGTGGTCGGCATCGACGGCGCCGCGCAGCTCAACGGGCGCATCGAGAAGATCGAGACCGGCGCCGACGGCCACGGCGAGGCGCGCATGGTCATCTCGGGCCGCGACCTCGCAGGCCCCGCGCTCGATTGGGACGCCGACCCGACGTTGACGCTCACGGGCATACCGCTCGAGCAAGCGCTTCAACGCGTCTTCGCGGGCGTCGGGCTCCCGGTGCGTATCACCACCGCCGACGCAGCGCGCGAGACCACCACGCGCCGCAGCCACGGCGCGCGCGGCACGGCCACCGAAGCCGCCGCGTCGAGCCGCCCCGCCGCAGGCCTCACACCCGCGCTGCGCGCTGCGCTCGGCGAA